TCACCTCGCGCCTTTACCTCGTCTTGTTTTGCCATTAACGCATCTTGTTTTACTATTATGCCATTAATAGCAACACCTAGCTTATTGTATTCGTCTATTTGCGGCTGCAAGGTTATTTGGGTAAGTCCTTTGTCTTGCGCTGCTGCAATAAAACTCTTTATTACATCTCTTTGTGCTTCTAGTGCTTCTAGCCCTGTGGTATCTCCAAATACGTTAATGAAGGCCGCTGCTTTGTCTTTTGCTATTTCCAAATCAAGCAGCATATTATCTAGCTCGTCTGAAAATATTTTGAGGCCGCCCTCCATCCCTTTAAAGGGGTCTGTTTTGGCTTTGTCATCATCTCCTGTGCCTCCTATATCTCCTAGAGGAGTAATAGTTTTTTTAATAATTTCGCCGAGTTCCAGGCTTTCAATAAACGCATCGTAAAACTCTGTCGTTTCTTGAATTGATGTAGATGTTACATTTTGAGCATTAGATAAAACTCCGAGCTTTTCTCTAAATTCAATCATTTTCGCCCCCGAAATCCCGAATTGGGCCCCGAATTTCTTTATCAGCTTTAAAGAATCCTCGGCCCTATTTGATTCAGTTTCCCAAAGATCACGACCCTTTCGATGTAGTAATGCATAAAATTCAGTTGTGTTCTTTAAATCTTTTTGTAAAGCCCGAAAAGCTGCAGAAGTTAATTTTGTGTTTTTCTTTGTAGATTTAATAACGAAATCATGAGCCTCTCTTTGTGCTTTAATTAAATTAGTATTAGCCTCCGTTATTTCGGCCTGTTTTGCTTTTATTGCGATATTTTTTATTAACGCCTGACTTGCAATCTCTTGGGCTGCCGTAATATCTTTAAGTGTCGATTCTTCTGTAAGTAAATTGGGTAAATATTTCCCATATAATTTATTTATTTCTGATATAGCTACGCTTCTTATTTCCGTTCCTTCCCCAGCCGTTTTTACTGCATCGAAAAGAGTTTTTAACTGTGCTTCTTCGCGGCTAAGATTTTCTAGGAATTTCCCATGCTTACCAGAGAATATATCTATCTCTTGTGCAGCATCTTTAGTGGAAGATGAAAATGCTACAAATCCAGCAGCCAGTGCAGCTATTCCTAATACTACCAATCCTATTGGGCCCGTTAATACTGCAAGGCCCGTCATTAAAGCTGGTAGTACTGTACTGGTTAAAAAGCCCAATACTACAAGCAGCGGCCCAATAGCGGCAACAAGGCCAGCTACTACTGCTATTGTTTTTTTTGTTTTAGGCGATAAGGCAGAAAACTTGTTAGCCAGATTAGCAATAAATTCACCTACCTTTTTAATGACAGGAGCCAGCGTATTGCCCAGCTCTATGGCTGCACCCTCAACCGCACTCTTTACTCTTAGCATAGCACCCTGCAAGGTGTTATCCATAATAGTAGCCATCTTCTTAGCAGCACCCCCGGCATTTTTGTACTCCTTTTTTAGCTTGTCCAGCTTCTCGGTATTGTTGGCAATTACCAAAGCAGCAGCTACGGCACGTTTTCCAAATAATTCGTTAGCAGTTTTGGCTTTGTCGGTGCTGCCCTTTATCTTCTTCATGGCCTGATTCCATGTCAAGCCTTTGGCGGATAGCTCCAAAAAGATATTACGCAAAGAAGTGCCAGCAGTAGAGGCATCAATATTAGCATCTACCAGGGTACTCATGATAGCGGTAGTATCTTCCAAAGAGGCTCCTACTGCGTTTGCCACGGGGCCAGCACTTTTCATGGAATCTCTGAACTTCTCCAGGTTCAAAGCACTGGATGAGAAACTCTTAGCCATCAAGTCCACTACTCGCTGCATCTGGTCGGCATCCATACCAAAGGCCCGTAAAGTACCTCCGGCAACTTCTGCCGAATCTGCCAGGTCTTCACCCGTTGCCAGTGCAAGGTCTAAAGTAGCCCCGGTAATCTTCTGGATCTCAGCTGGTACAAAGCCCAGCTTGCTATAATTTAACTGAAGGGCAGCAACTTCTGAAGCCGTGAAACGGGTACTGGCTCCTAAATCTGTGGCGAGTTTTTCTAGTTTCTTAAACTCCGCTCCAGTGGCCCCTGATACGGCAGCTACCTTTGCCATCTCCTGCTCGAAGTCTGCAAAGGTCTTTACTGCCAAACCTCCGGCAGCTACTATGGGAAGCGAGAAGCTAGTGGACATTTGCCGGCCCACCCTGCTCATGGCCTTGCCGACCTTTTTGAGTTGTCGGTTAATGTTTACTGTCGAAGTGCTAAAGCGTTTTACTGCCGCTCCGGCCTTCTTCATGTCCACCCTAAACTTATCGGTGAACGCTCTTAATGTTACGAATATACCACCTACACCCATCCGGCTTCTTTTACCTTTTTGACCGCGCGATCAAATTGTTCACGTGTTACTAGCGGGAGTTTCTCTTTCTTGCGATCACCGGGTAAGCTGAATAATGCCTCTGGCTTTAGGGTTCGCCCGGACTTGTAGCCATAAACAGGCTTGTTCCACATCACCGCACCAATCCAGCGGAGTATCTGCATCTGGCCTCGCCAGTGGTACTCCTCGTTATCAATCCTGATCTCAATACCTTTTACGATCTTCGATATCTCGTCAATCGTAAATCCCCAGAACTGGTCTGGAGAAAAACTCGTGTAGGCATATACGTATGGCTCCGTATCTTCAATCCAGCTTACAAAGCTTTTACTTTGCCTGGTTGCGTTTTTTTTTGTACCTCTCCCTGCATGGCAGAGCCTAGCAGATCACCACATTGGGCCATAATGTCGGCCATTCCCATAAGTGGAATAATGTCTATCGCCTCATCTAAAGTAAGCTCTTCGTGTTCTAGCATACCCGCCCAGATGAATTTAATCATAACATCAATAGAGGCCATCTTTTTAGCATCTGCAAATACCGTAAATAAAGGCTCCCCGAGTGCTATTTCTAGCTCCCGGAGTGCCTTTAAATTGTATATAAACAAGCGTTGCTTGTCCAGCTTAATTTTAGCCGCCTTCATATTACGTTATAGTTCCAGCCGTTAATTCTCCAGTACCTTTGAACGAACCGCTCATTGTTACCGTATCCTCTAGTGCTGCATCCATTGAAAGACTTGTTAAATAAGCCTTGCCGCTCCATCGTGGATCGCCTGAATCAGCAGTAGTGAATAACAAAGTAACTTCTGTGCGCCCGTCTATTAAGGTTCTAAGTTCCTCATATCCTTTAGCATCATCAAAGGCCACCATTGAATCAAAGTCAATACTCCAGCTTTTCATGGCTGGTAATACTTCTTCGTTGCCTGCTGAACTTTTCGTAGTGGCATCACGTGTTGCTAGTTCGTAACTCATGGAGTGTGAAGTGGTAGAACTTATTGCGGTTCCATCCACATATAACAACAGGAGTGTTCCATTTAATTTTCCCGTACTCATTTTGTGTTTATTTAGTAATTATAGCGGGAATGTTTTATTAATCGTTTAATTCTACTAATCGAGCCGTTGCAGCGTTAGAAACGGTTACCCGATCGTCTTGCTCTAATTGCTCTAGTGCGTTTGTATTTGATATGTTAGGTATCAGCTTTACTATCTCGGCGGCGGCTTCTGGTAGGTTATCCATAATATCTTCTGATACATCGGCCCCGGCCTTGCTAATGTTTGCTTGTGAAGTTGCTGAATCGGTAGCCTCACAAATACCTTGATCAATTAATAACTCAGCATCAGAGGTAACGATCTCCGCTATTTGTCCTGGTGTGTGTATGCTGGTTCCTTTTGTATAGTCTTTTATGAATAGTACTTTCATCTTATGTATCTTATTGAATATTCCTGGTTAAAATGATATGTTTCTGAATTATTATCGTACATCTCCCGGTCTGTTTCGAATCTTATGCTTTGAATTACCCGGCCTGAATAAGTGCCTGAAGTCCTGTCAAGTGCGGTGCGTACTTTGTCGGCCAAATCCTTGCCCGTTGCATAGCTATCATTCCATATATCTACATCTATTCTTATAACGTCTAAGGTACTAACTCCATCTTTAGTATCAGAAGGATCGTTATTAATACGCGAGTATGTTATGGCCGGATATGGACTATCGCCCTGTGGTATCCTATGCGGATCAATGGAAGTGGTGATTGCCGTTACGGGGCCGTCATTACTTAATATGTCGTAAATAGCCTTCTCCATTTTATACCTTGCCTCTTTTTAGTATTAAATCCACTTGGTTATCTATTTGCTCTTGTATCTTTTCGCCCATCCTTGCATTTGCGATCTTTGCCGTCTGATGTAGTGCTGGTCGGGCAAAAGGATGTTTTACTAATCCTACTCCTAATCTTGCCAGCTCTTTCCCCTCTTTGCTTCTGGGGTTTTTAAGCGGTTTAGTACGTTTCGCCAAAGTACCAAATTCTATCCATAAGGGAAAGTTCTTAAATCCTTCTAGTGTTTTAGTACCTATGATTATGTATTTATCTCCCGGCCTGCCCCTGAGTTCTTTTACCACCTTCAAATCCGATGAAGTGAACTCTTTACCACTTTTAAATTTTATGTTTATGTTCTTTGGTATATTGGCTTGCATGGCCTTAACTACTGGCGTAGCTCCAAATTTTAAAGCCATTGGAATAATCTTATTATTAGTTCTTTT